CAGTTCTCGAACGCAATTATATCCTTTTCCAACACATCGTCGACTGGCGCACTGACTGGCGATTTCCAGACCGGCCCTCTTGGCTTCTGGCTTCCTTCGAGCCAGGCGACGGTCGCGAGTCTCACGAACATTACAGCAACTTCCGCGACGCTCAATGTGCTCGCGACTCTTCGGTCGCCCGCGAGCCTGCTCGGCACGATCGTGGTCGGTCTCCCGTTCGTCGGGCCTGTATATGTTTCTGCAGTCCTGAGCGCCACCTCTTTCACCATCACTTTCGGAACGTCGCCCAGCACGGTCGCTCTTCAGCCCCAGACTATCGTGTCCTTCATTCCTTCCAACTATGTCCCTTCGGCGACCACATATCCATCGGTTACATACGCGAGTCTGACCTTCCAGGCCTGGGCCAACTTCGTCTACCTCGATCAGTCTGAGCGCGAGTTTTTTGCCCAGTCGTCTCACGACCTGCTGATTACCCAGGTCCAGCGCATCCCTATCATGAACGGCGCCGTCCAGGAGCTGGCTCTGGCCCACCCCGTCAAGTTCCTCGCCTTCCAGTCTCAGGCCTATGGCAGCCTTTACAATTCCGGAGCGGGCTCTCAGAACGCCGCCGCTTACCAGCTCAAGGTCCAGATCAACGGCGTGGATGTCGGCGAGTCCCGCCCCCTGCCCGCTTGGACCGACGCCAACCAGTACTACCACACACCCTACGGCTACCTTGCGAATAACAGCGAGACGAGCATCCTGATCATCCCCTACTGCCTGGACACGTCCAAGCTCCAGCCGACCGGAACGCTCAACTTCTCTCGGCTCGACACATACCGCCTCGTCGTGCCTACTACCCTGACGAACGGCCTCAACGGCATGACCACCAGCGGTCTATCATCACCTTACCTCTACGCCGTCAACTACAACGTCCTGCGGATCCAGAAGGGTATGGGTTCGGTGCTTTACGCAAATTAAATACTTTGTATTTTTTAAATGCAAGTCTGGCCGTGGATCCTCCTTTTGGGCCTGCTCTTTTTGATTACTTATGAGCCAGGCACGCGTAACCTCGCGAATTATTTTGAAAGCCCAGTAGTAGAGAGTGATGTATCCATCACGGCACGACCTTCCGCTCGAGCGACACAAGAGTATAGCGATTCCGGTAAGTAGCGGCCCAGGGCCCGAGCCGGCCAAATTCCTAGTGGTCCACGACCGAAGATACAAAGAATGGACATTTGTTACGGGCGGGTGCCGCCGACGTGAAATCTTCAACCCCCTTCGATGCGCGGTGCGTGAGCTCGAAGAGGAGACTCGTGGGATCATAAATCTGAAAAAGGGAACATATTCCTATTTCAGTTTTTCCTTTAAAGACTCGGAAGGGGTAAACAACGTGTATCACGTGTACGTCTGTGACGTCTCTTTGACTGAGGCCGAGCAGAGTCGGATCGTCACGCGCTGCAACGAGGAAAAGGCGAAGATGGAGGGCCGGGAAGTTCCGTTTCGCAAGAATTACGATGAAAATGATTCGTGCGAGTTTGATACGCTCGAAGGAATCAATGGTCGTGGGAACCTCTGGGACATGATCCGAACGCACGTCCTCATGAATCCTCAATTTCAAAAGTTTTTGACAGTCCCGGAGAGGCAGCCCTTTTTTATTCGCCCGTGACTTAAAAATAAAAACATTATAAAATATAAATGACTCAAAAAAAGGACCAACTCATTGTCCGACTTTTGAATCTTCGGGGTGACGACTCCACGCCGCCCTCAGACTTTTACAAATATTCAATGCAACAAATTTATCATTTTATAGAGGTCGAGGAAGAGAAGCGAGCGGCTGCCTCAGAGCCCCCGGCCGAGGCGGCGCCGGTCGAGGTCGAAAAGACCAGGAGCGCATTTGACGACTTTTTCGGGTGGAAATAGAGACATGGCGCTCTCTATGATTAGATGCAGATTCTGAAATGGAACAAAAAAGGAAACGAGGCGCCGACCCACGTTCTGATGAATGGCGGACAGCTCCATGTGCCCGACCGGGACATGGATGAGTTCTGGCGGGCCTATCTCTCTGACCTCGCTTCAGGTAAGAAATTATACGTCGTCGAACAAAAAACTGAACAATTTCTGTTTTTTGTTGATATTGACTATCGGGCCGAAAACGCCCTCTCCGACGAGGAGGCTCTTGATATGTGTCGTCGGATCCACGGGGCAATCGGGGGGTCAAGCCCGGCCCTCGTGTCTCGAGCTCCTCCCCGAGAAGAAAAGGGCCTCATCAAGTCAGGAATTCACATGCACTGGCCAGACCTCGTGGTATCCAAGGCTGAAGCGCTCTCCTTGCGAACCCAGATTCTCATGGCATTTGAAGAAGACCACTGGTCAGAGACTATCGACGCGAGCGTGTACAGAGGCGCGGGTCTTCGGTGTCTGTGGTCCTTGAAGAAGGGGGCGCCAGGCGCGTATGTCCCCTGGCGCTCCGTGCCCGACGGGAAGGTTCTGAACGGCGCTCCGTGCCTGGATGCCCTGAAGCGCTTTTCCGTCCGGACCTCTGGGAATAGGGCTGTTCCGTCTGGCCCTTCCTCGACAGACTCTTCACGTCTCGAGAAGTTTATTCAGAACAACGTGGAGGGCCAAGGAAGAGCGCGGGTCAGGGCAGTGCGTCGAACGAAAAAGGGCGAAGGCAAGGGCTTTTACGTAGAGACTGACTCCAAGTGGTGCGAACGAATACAGGGCGAGCACAAGTCGAATCACATCTGGTTCTATATCAATGGAAGGGTCATGGTTCAAAAGTGCATGAATGAGGAGTGTCTCGAGTTTTCTGGACGAGAGCATTTTATCCCGCCATCTATTAGTAATGAACCTGTTCGTGTGGGTCCTCCTTCTGGTTCTCGTCTTGTGGATATTCTTCCCCCGACCTGGCGCGGGGCGTTTTCAGGAATTCGAAAAGAAAATTCACCCATATTCGGGTCTGGATCCGGAAGAATGGAAATTGTTCCGGAAGACGCTCAGGGAGTTTGATTGGACGCTTCAGCCAGGGGCTCTGTATGCTGCTATGGAACACGCGCGCAACATTGGTCTGGCGAGCCCGAATTTTACAGAAGAACTGAATGAAATAACAGATCGTCTAGGCTACGAGGGTGAAGTCATCCTGAATCAAAAGGCGATCACAAACGGGACAGTATTCAGGCCTAAATTCTTGAATGAAGTGATTCCAGATCAACCCCTGACTCTTTACTTAAACAATTCAACACCTATGGACACCATAGATGTCAACCCTGTTGGACGAGGCCCCCATATCGACGCCCTCGGAGGCCACCACCGCGCCTGAAGTGCGCACACGCTACGGCCGTGCGGTCCGCGCGCCAGTTCGTTACGAGCCTGTAGAAAAGGTCGAGGATGATTATGAGACTGATGATTATGACGAGAACGAGTCCGAGGTAAGTTCTGTGGTAGAGTACAGCGAGTCTGAGGAGGATGACGCCGATTCTGATCTTGATAGTTTCGTAGTTTCAGATAAAAGCGAAAGTGACGAAGATGACAATGGATCAGGAACGGATTCCGACGCCTCCTCCGGAGTACGCCCCACAGTGGCTCGAGCCGGAGCCTCCGGCCCCTGCAAGATTCCGGTTCGAGGAAAAAAGGTCTGAACTTTTTGACAATAAGTTGCTCGTAGGCATAGCGATAGGTGTTATAGTCATGGGAGTCCTGATGACTATGAGACCTATGGTCATTCACGGAAAGTAAAGTTACTCTCCGATGGGCTTATAACTTGAAAATACCCTGACTGGGTTTTTATACGGCTCTTTCTGAGTCGTCTCAATTTCATTAATAAAATACAATGGCGCTTTATCACTCGGAGAGTCGTTCCCCACAAAGTCTCCGATTGGTCCCGTTCTGTTCTTGTAGACATCCTCTTGAAGAAGACCCGTCCAGGCTCCTTCGCGCCGAGTCGTGTCTGTTTCGTTTTTCATAAAATCATAATCGTAATACGGAGTCTGCGCAAAGGGATTGTCCCATGACGGAGGCTTGAGCATAGGCAAAAGCCCATAGGCGGTCGACACGAGCCACAAAATGATGGCCAGGCTTACGAGAGCAAGCCACATCTATGAAATGCTTAGAATTTAAATGGGCATAGAAATGTCGTCGATCGGAATGACCGGGTCGCCATCCTTTGTCGCCTTGGACTGGAGGGCCGGGTCCTCGGCCGCTGCGATCCGGCGCTCCTCATCCTCCTTCTTGCGCTTGGCAATCTCAAAGCTGACCTCGGCGTCAGCCATGCGGCGCAGAATCTCCTCATCCTTGGACGGAAACTCCTCCTTGAGCTTCTCGAGGATCTCTGCTGGGTGGGGAATCGGCGGGACGTCCGGACGATTATAATAGACAGAGTTCTCGTCGGCCGGGTCTGCATATGGATACGGCCCCTCCAGAGGCTTGACCATCATGTCGCGCTTGCGCTTCTCGAACATGGAGGCGGCCTGGGACTGGTTCTCGCGGTACTTGACCATAATCTCCTCGAGCTTGTCATTCGCGTAATGGACATTGTCGATCTGATCGCGATTCGGCGGAATTAGCAGCCACTTGTACATATCCACGACGTAGATGTCGACCAGACCATCCTCCTTCTGAAGGCGCTTGGCGTGACTCGCCGCCTCATCGCGGGTCGGAAAGCACCCACGGATCTTCATACCCAGAAGTTCATTCTTCTGAGGCTGATCAGGGCCGACAAACGACACGCACGCAAAGAGCTGGCCGGGAATCGTCAGGTAGTCTGGCTCGAGAGAACCCATTTAAAAGTAAGGGGCTCTTATTTTTTAAGTAAAATGACGCAGGATATGCGCAAACTGCACAACAAATGCAAAGGTGACATCATCTACAACTTTGTGGGCCCTGGGGCGCGAGTCCTCGACTGCGGGTGCGGCCGGGGCGGAGATCTTCACAAGTGGAAGAAGAGCCAAGCGGGTCTGGTCGTGGCCACAGACCCCGACGGGGCCTCGCTCGTCGAGGCTCGCGTGCGCGCCCTGGAGAGCCAGAGCAAGGTTCGCATCGTAGGCCCTGGGGATATCCGACACGTCGAGGGAACTTTTGACGTCGTGTGTTACAACTTTTCTCTCCATTACATAATCGACTCTTTTGAAGAGTCCCTCGAGGCCATCAGGCGCGTTCTGGCCCCTGGAGGCTTGCTTATAGGCATAGTTCCTGAAAAGGCCCGGGCCGAGATGCTCACAAACGGCCGACCGTGGAAAGACCGGCTCGGCAATACCCTGGAAATCCGGGGGGACCGGCTCTGGGTCAACCTGGCCGATGGGCCGTTCTATGCTGACGGGCCGCGCGAAGAGCCCTTGTTCGACGGGCCCGAGTTTATCGAACGTCTGGGATTTGAGGTCATCATGTGGGAGCCGATGATCTCCAGACCCAATGGGCTCGTCTCGGATCTGTACACTAAATTTTGTCTGCGTAAGAGTAGATGAAGGGGGTGGCCGCTCTCACTCTCCTCGCTTTGCTCGTGACGATCCTCGCGATAAACAACCAGCCGCCCCTCCTCACGGCCCTCAAAGCCCGCTACGAAAGGCTTTTGTGGGTACTGCATACAGACCCCAATCTCGACCCCCGCTGGGAGCCCATCAAGCGCCGCGTTATCCTGACGGCCATGAACGGCTGGGACAAATCAAAGGGGGCCATAGGGTTCAACGTAAACAAAGGGTACGAAATTTATATTTGTATGGATATGGATCCTCGTATTGATCCTGAGACCAGGGTCAATACAGCGATGCACGTACTTATTCACGAGTTGTGTCACACGTCTGTTACTGAGTATGAACATTCAAAAAACTTTTGGAAAAACTTTAATGATTTTAAAGCGTACTGTTCTGAAAAGGGCCTGTACGTGCAGGGTAACGTTGGGCTATACTGTGGGGAGAATATCAAGGCCTAGGGACCGACCCGCAGGGTCGGGATCACCCAATTCTCACAAGTGCGTTCTTTTATCACGAGAACCGGGCCTTTCAGAGAAACCGCTGGGCCGCGTAAAAGACGAGGGCGGCCACGAGCGCTGTGAGGAGCATGGCCGTCATGGAGCCAGGCTCCATATTGGGGAAAAAAGAGCTTATGCGCTCCTGGACGGGCTTGGAGCCCGAGACGACGGCCGCCAGACCCGCGAGGCAGGCCATATACTGCTCGGGCGTCATGTTGAAAGGAATCTTGGCCGACCGCCCCTGTGGTGCCTGCTGTGGCATCTGCGGAGCTGCCGAGCCCATAACCATATTCTGCATCTGCATGGCCGGGCCAGGCGGGACGACCTCGTCAAGCGATGTAGAAAACTCAGCCATTTGAGATTCACCAACGTTTTTTTCAGGAGGATTCAGCGGCGTCTCCAGCAAACCTTGGGGAATAACTGACGATATGTCGTTTGAACCATTCGCATCGTAAGCCTCCATTAATTTTGTATTTTAATTTTTTGATCACATTGCTCCGCACTCTAGACTTTCTTTATGACGACCGTCCCACATCCTGGCTTGCGGGTCAGGGCTCCTGGCTTTGAAGCCGCGAGGCTGTGCTTGGGATTATAGTGCCTCTTGTGATATTCCCAGAGGGCGGCCGAACCACACCGAAAGTTTTTGCGAAGCGTCGCCTTGTAATAAAATACACAATTCGTAACGTCATTGCTCTTTGAGGTGTTGTCGAGGACCAGACACTCGTAGTTTTCCGTGCACGCGTCCATCACCTGACAAAACTGGTCAAAGGTTGGAAAAACTCCAAAAAAAGCTTTGTATAAATTTTCACGATTCTGACGAACGTTGTCCCTGAGGACGAATACATAGTCTACGTTGGTCCGAATCATAGGGGTCATATCCATGCAGTACTGAGTCGTCATCATAAAGAAAATCTTCCAGTGCCGGCCATTCATAAAGAGCTGTCGTATGCACGGGTCTCTCATAAACGCCCGGTCATACATGCAGTCATCCATAAGGATAAACACGGGCGAGGCTTTTCCAAGAGCCATGTTCCTCTTCTGGCGTTCTATAATCTTCTCGACCGCCGACTTGTTATAGTCGCTATAGACAAAGAGATCCGGGATGAAATTGCGATAGTGGCCGTTTCCCTCCTCCGTGCCAGACATGGCGATTCCGGCCGGGAGGTGCTTCTTGTGCCAGAGGATATCCGTGACGAGGCTAGTCTTTCCGGTCCCGCGCTTACCGATAAACACACAGACCTTGTCGTCGCCCATGCTCCGTGGATCAAATTTCCGCAATTGAATATTCATCCTGAGAGTCCTCGATATATTTTTG